TCGATGCTTATCCACATGTCCCCACGTGAAGTGCAGGGGCTACAAGCTTTGGCCGAGAACCACGGCGGCTCCCTTACGATTAATCCTGAGACGGGTCTACCCGAAGCGGGCATCTTAGATAAGTTGCTTCCAGCAATTATTGGCTTTGCTTTAGCCCCAATGACTGCGGGCACGTCTTTGGCTTTCCTAGGCGCAACTCCTATGGCGTCGGCTTTGACTGTAGGCGGTCTTCAAGCCTTACGTACGGGCGATATTGGTAAGGGTATCCAAGCAGGTCTTGGCGCTTATGGTGGCGCTGGGTTGCAGGCAGGTTTGGCTACTGCTGGGGCGGGAGCTATTGGTAGTGAGGCTGCTAAAGCTGGGGCCGGACTTACTGGTGACATGGCGTTTAACTTAGCGGATGCTGGCGTAACGGATGCTGGTATTCAGAGTTTAGGAAATGTAGAAGCAGCTAATCAGGCGCTACAACAACAGGTGGCAGAACGTGTAGCCGCAGCCTCCCCAATGGATAAATTATCTGCTGGATTTGATGCGGCTAAGAATAACCCCTCAAGTCTGCTCACCAAAGATAACTTTAAATACGCAGCGGCAGCCGCTGCACCTATCCTCGCCGACCAAGCAGTTACGTCTAAATTGCCCGTTACGGCAACAAAACCCGGCATGATTCGTCCTTACTCTTTTGACCCATACGGTGGTACATACACTGCAGGTACTCCATACGAAGCTATGCCTACCAAAGCAGCAAATGGTGGCCTGATGGGTCTAGCCGCTGGTGGTATAGCGGGTTACGGTGATGGTGACGATGTTCCCAGACAAAACGGCATGGCGCAAGGCGGCATGTATGATTTTGCCCAACGCAGTGAGCCCGTTGTGCGTATGGCGCGTGGCGGTATTGCTGGGTACGCTGGTAACGAGGGTAGTTTAGTTGGTGGCGATGCAGCTCTTGAAGCGTATCAACAAGGAAGATACAAAGATGCTAGCGACCTACTTGCTAAAGCGGGCATGAATGCACAAGATGTTGTAAGCAAATATGGTTTAAGTCAAGCAGATGCTGCAACTGTGGCAAAGAACTTAGGTTACGCAGGTGACATGAGCAACATTCAATATGCTGCTCCCCCAGCAACCCAAGCGCAAACCGCAGTAACAACCCCTACATACACTTATTACACCGAAGACCAAATGGGCAGTTTCTTATCAGACCCCGTTAACAAAGACATAGATCTTGGCAAAGCAATCAAAGACACAAATGCTGATCCTGCGGCTGTCAATCGTTATATTGCTAGTATGGCAAGTCCATTTGTTGGTTCTACATGGGACAAAGGTGGTTCAGGCACGATTGGTATTTATAACCAATTTGTTGAAAAAGGTATTAGCCCTGATGAGTACTACGCCGCAGCCTTGGCAAACGACCCTAAATATGGCGGTTGGACTAAGGACATGATTAACAGAGGGTACTCGTTGACTGGTGGCGCGTTGGATCTTTCTAAACAAATTGAAAGAGACAAAGTAGTTGCAGACCCCGTGTTTGGTTATGACAAGCAGTGGGTTAAGTTTATGGACGACAACGACTACGATGCCAATGACATGGCGCAAGCTCTTGGTTTGTCTATTAAAGACGTTACAGACCGCTACAACAGAGTTAAAGCCGCTGAAAAGAAAACAGAGACTAAGTACGTCAATATTGGCGGCACAAATACTGGCGGTGGCGGCACTAATACTCAAGTTGGTTACGGCACAGGTGGTTCGGGTTACACAGGCCGTCTTGAAGATGTATTGGGAACAGCATTGCCCCCCGGCGTAAGTGGTGCGGGTATTACAACTGTTAATCCTAACGGCACAATCACAACTCGTCCCAACATCCCCGGTATCCCCGAAGGTGGTTTTACGGGTATGACTGACTTGCGCAATGCGTATACAAAGGGCGGTGGCAGTTTGGGTTACATCCCTTACACACCAAAAACAATTGATGAGTTTAATGCCAAGTACAAAACCACAGGTGGTTCTAAAGCTGCTCTTGACTACTTGATGGGCAAAACCCCTTACTCACCTACCCCATATACGCCTACTGGCGAAATTCAAAAGCCATATTGGGAGTCTGTTGGTCGATTCCCAGAGAACCGAGCTGCTAAAAAGTACGTATACGTAGATGGAAAATATCAGCTTAACCCTGATTATGTAAAACCTTCTTACGTACTTGCTGGCGAAAAGGCTGCGGCTCTGTCTAACCAAGACAAAGAACCCGTTGATAACCCCGGTGCTGGTAAGAAATGGGTATGGAACTCTGTAGATAAGAAGTGGGAAGCCCAAGATATTGGTGGTAGCAGTAGTAATAACACCGAAGTAATTGCGGGTGGTGGTGGTGATGCCAACGGTGGTTTGATGGCCGGTGGCGGCTTAGCTGCTTTGACTATGGCTGGTGGTGGTCAGTTTGATCTTGGCGGTTACTCCGACGGCGGTAGATTGCTTCGTGGCCCCGGTGATGGTGTGTCTGACTCCATCCCTGCAACGATTGGTGGCAAGCGCCCTGCTCGTTTGGCCGACGGTGAATTTGTAGTCCCTGCACGCATCGTGTCTGAGTTGGGTAATGGCTCAACTGAAGCTGGTGCACGTAAACTCTACGCAATGATGGATCGTGTACAAAAAGCCCGCCGAGGCACTGTCGGCAAAGGCAAAGTGGCAAAGAATAGCCGCTCCGACAAATATCTTCCCGCATAAGGAATAGACATGGCTACAAGCTCGACCCCAACACAAATTACGCAAACAAACTACGGCTTTGCGCCGGAAGTTGCACCCTATGCAGAAAGCTTACTAGGTCAAGCGCAAGCGCTGACTGACGTTGAATACAACCCGTACATGCAGTATCAGGGTGAGCGTGTTGCACAGTTCTCCCCACTGCAGCAAATGTCGTATGAAAATGCGGCTTTAATGCAGACTCAACCCCAGTTGCAAGATGCAACTGCTATGGCGGGTTTGGCTGGCCTTGGTGCGATGAACACCAGCTTTACTTATAACCCACTAGACCCACAGTCTTTTACTGGCGGCACGCAAGGGTCGTACGATCAAGCTACTGGTAAATTTGTACCCGGTACAGGCACCTCTAGTCAGTACATGTCTCCCTATATGGGTGAAGTTGTTGCAAGACAACAAGCCGACGCTCAGCGTCAGGCTGACATTGCTCGTCAAACTCAAGGCGCTCAAGCTGCTCGTGCTGGTGCTTTTGGTGGTAGCGGTGACTATTTAATGCGTAGCCAGATGGCGGGTAATTTAGCCCGTCAAAAAGGCGATATTGCGGCTACTGGACTACAGAATGCTTATACGCAAGCACAGCAACAGTTCAACCAAGAGCAAGCTCAAAAGCAAGCGGCGGCTCAGTTGAACGCTCAACAAGGTCAGTTTGGTGCGGGTCTTGGCCTTCAAGGTTTACAGACTGGCCTTCAAGCTGCTCAGAACCTTGGTACTTTGGGTGGTATGCAGTACCAACAAAACATGGGTATCAATGCGTTGCAAAACCAATACGGCCTGCAACAACAAGCACAGATGCAAAAAGATATTGACACCAAGTACGGTGACTTTATGTCTGCGCAAAACTATCCATACAAGCAACTTAGCTTTATGTCGGACATTATTCGTGGTGTACCATTGAGTGCTACAGGTTCTACTGTGTACCAAGCCCCTCCTTCCACTGCACAAAATATTGCTTCGTTAGGTCTTGGCGCGGCGGGTGTCAGTAAACTATGGGGTGGCGCTAACGGTGGCGTGGCTATGTCTAACGGCGGCGGTCTCGGCGCACTTGCTCTGAACAACTTGGTCTAAGGAAAATATCATGGCAATTGATATGGCATCTGTCTATGCCGCACGGTATAGAAAACAACCCGACATGCTCCGTGCTGCGGTAATGGGCCAAAGTCCTGACCCCAAGTTAGACTCTTATACTGCATTGAACGCATTGCGTTTGGTTAAAGAAGCCGACATGATGGACATGGCGGGTCAAGCACAACAGCCAACTTCGTCCCCCTCTATCGTTGCGCAAAACTTAGCCCCTAATCCTATGATGCAAGGTCTAGGCGCAATGGTGCCCGGTGCAATGGGTGGTCAAGGTATGCCACAAGGCCAAGCTCCACAACAACGAGCTCCAATGCCACAGCCCACTATGCAAGCCGCTTCTGGCGGTTTGGCTGGTATGTACACCCCCGAAGAAGACTATGCTGAAGGCGGCATTATTGCGTTTAGCGGAGCCTCTGGTAATCAGCAAGTAGAAGACCCCACACAAAGAATTCTTGACGCAATTGCGGATGACAAGCGACGTGCGGATTACGGCACTGAACAAGAACCCGGATGGGGTGGCGCAGCGGACTCAACGGCAATAGGCAGAGCAGATGAAGCGCTTAATAAGTACATGAGCTTTGTACCTAAAGAAATGACTGCTGCGGAACAAGAAGCGTTCTTAGACAGATACATGGCGCGTGTAAAAAAAGCTGGAGGAGAAGACATATATGCTCCAGAAATTGCTCGCGGTGCGCAGGATGAAGCCGACAGAGCCAAAGCAAGACGAGTTGGTGAGGCCGGTGCGTATTTCACTGCCGCTGGAAAAATTCTTAAAGGTCGTAATCTAGCAGAAGGTGCTAGTGAGGCGTTGCCAGCATATGGCAGTGCAATAAATGAGGTTGAGAAACTTGACCAAGCCGCAAAAACTGCTAACGCAAGGGCGCAGTTTTTGCTTAAGGATGCTCAGCGTAAAGAACGTATGGGGGATGCTCGTGGCGCTCAAGCTGCTTTGGCAGAGGCTCGTAAATTCCAACAAGATGCAAATAGAGCCGAGGGTGATAAGCTTCGCTATGCTGCGGATATCTCAGCACGTACTATTGGCTATAACCGACAGGCTAATAAAGGCGCGGGTTCTGGCCCTAAATGGCAAGAGCAAGTGCTTCAAAGCAACATAGACTACTTAAAGACAACGCTGAAGCCAAAAGAAGGTGAGAGCCCTGAAGCGTTTGATGCGCGGGTACGCAAGCAGGCTAGTGACATAACAGCAGCTCAGTTAAAGACTTCGTTCTCTACAAGTGAGAATGCGCCTAACAAACAAGCTGCAACTTTGGCACCTGTACAAGAACGTATTGACGCCAAGGTTGCTGACGCTATGAAGAACTTCCCAATTATGAACAGAGCATATTCAGCGGCGGAGCGTAAAGGCGACAAGACCGAAATGAAACGGCTTTGGGATGCTGAAGAGAAAAAACAGCGCGAAATCTTCACAAGATCAGAAGCTGCCGCAGGCGGCGGGGGTAGCACAAAACCCCGAAATACTGGCACAATGCCAGCACCACCCGCTGGGTTCCTACCTGATAATGGCTAAGAAATATGGCAATTCAAACAGCTACCAATCCCCAGACGGGGGAGCGTGTCGCCTTGGTCGGCGGCGAATGGCAACCAATTGCCCGAACAGCTACAAATAAAGCTGGCGCTAAAGCGTACTTGGTAGGTAGCGAATGGCTAGTAGATGACACCCCGGTAGCTAAACCTGCGCCTGTGGCACAGAAACCTGCGCCATCTGCGTTGTCTAGTGAGTTTAACGTTGGTCTGCCAATGGGAACTGGTGCAGAAGAAACCAAACCTGCACCCATAGTAGCAAAAGAACCTGAGCCACCTAAACGCGCTCCATATAAAAATCGGTTGGAGATGCTTGACGATGCCGTCAACCTCCTTGAAGAAGGTGCTAACCAAGAGAAATTAAAACAATCTCTTCAAAGCATGGGCGTTAAGTTTGAAGACGTAATTAAGCACGGGCAGCAGCGAGGTAGTCCTTACTTCAAACAGCAAGCACCAATGGCTACACCTGCGCCACCCCGCGCTAGGGCCGAACCCGCTGGCGAAATTAAAGCTACGCCCGAAACTAAATTTACTGAGTCTCCTTACCAGTACACCACCGAAGCAACCGGCAATATGTTTAAGCGCGTAGACGCAAGCCTAGGGGACATAGCCACAAGTTATTTATTTCAGACAGGCGTAACCGACGCAGATGCTGCCGGACGTGTATTGGCACGCAACGCAAAACAAAGATCCGCCGCAGCCCCATCACAAGCTATCCGTGCGGGTATGGAAGAAATTGGTAACTCCGAAACATACGGTGAAGCTATTACTGCTCTGGCTTCTAACCCACGCGCAACATTTACGATGCTGGTGGAATCTTTGGCTGTATCTTTGCCCGGCATGGTTCCTTCCCTAGTGCTCGGCCCCGCTGGGGTTGTGGCGCGTTCAACTGCGGCTGGTCTTAGTTCTGGCGGTATTGAATACGGCTCGGTCATGGCTGATGTCTTGCAAGACAAAGGCGTCAACATGCTGGACGCAAACGCAATATCCAGAGCCTTGTCTAACCCCAAGATCATGGACGAGATCAAAGAAAAAGGTGCTAAGCGTGGTTTGATTATTGGTGCGTTTGATGCTCTGTCTATGGGCATGGCTGGTAGATTCTTGAAGCCCGCACAGGCTCTTATTGCCGAAGGCAAACTTGCTGGTACTGCGGCTAAAAAAGCTACGATGGCGGCGTGGGGTAAAGAGCTTGCCTTACAAATGGGTGGCGGTGCGGGTGGTGAACTTGCCGCACAAACAGCTACGGGCGAAAACAAACCCGCCGACGTGTTACTTGAAGCCATAGCAGAAGGCGTAACTGCCCCTATTGAAGCACGCTCTAACTTGCGTGACGCTCGGATGGCTGAGCAAGAAGCTACTATTAACGCCGAGCTTGCGGCTGAGAAAAAAGGTGAGCTACCTGCTGGAACTCCTGAACAAGTCCGTGCCGAGCGGATTGATGCGCTTACCAAAGTTTATATTCAACAAGGTATACCCGCAGAAAACGCTGGAAATATTGCCGCACGCAAAGTCGATGCAGAGTTAAAGGCCGAAGCTAAGACTGCTGCTATTAAGATACCTGCAGGTCGTGTTGAACAGATTACGCAAGAACTGATTGCGGTTGGAGTTCCACCACAACAGGCAAAGATTGACGCCCAAAACTTAGCCCGAGAGGAGGCACAAGCAGATGAGCTTGCGCAGACAGAAACAGGAGGAACAGCAAATGTTGCTGAACCTATCAGTACTCCAAGTGGAGAAAGCGTTAGCGTGGCTGGACAGCCCAGTGCAGAACCCCCCGCCGGAGGAACTGCTGGAGTTGACACAAGTGGAGTGGTTTCTACTGGACAGGATGCTACAGGAGCTACTGCTGGAGAAAGAACACAGCAGGCTGCATTAGCGGCGGAAGAAGAGCTAGATAAGAAAAGCGCAGCAGAAACACAAAGTCTTCCCTTTGAAGAATTACGCGCCAAAACAAAAGAAGGCGCTAGTGCCCCCGGTAAAATATACACAGTCACCTATGACGAAACCGATACAGACCTAGAAGGTAATAGATTATTTACAAGGGCAAGCGCGCAATATAAAGTAGTGCGTATGGATGGCGGCTGGACAGTTGTGTCTAGTGTAGAAGGTAACGACCCCGTTTTACTTCCGCCTTCTAGAGCGGCTGCAAACACTGATGAGCAATTGGTGGCGCAACGAAATAATAAATCGTCATTTGCAAGCAACACAATAGTTACCCCTGCAAAATCTACCCCACCAAAAACAGATACTACGTCTGAAGCCGCATACGCCGAGCGTATCAAAGACGACCCAACAGCCCCTGCATACAACGACACTGACGCTCGTATCAAACGTGTTGCTGACCGTTACGAACAAGCGGGTGATACAGATTTTGCTAACGCTATCCGCGATATACCTAACCAACGACGCCCCTCCTACGAAGAAACGGCAAAGTTAGAAAAAGCACAAGACCAAGAATTTGCGGATAAAGCTAGAGCAGAAACCTTTCAAACTAATAAAACAAAAGTTGAAGGTATTGCCCGAACTAATGCACGTGCTGCTTTTGACCAAGCAAATGATCCTGATTACGGTGGCGATATTAATTTGGCAGTTGATGACTACCGCCAAAATGTTGTAGATACGTTATTAGAGCAAGGGCTAAAAGATGACCCAGACTTTGAAGCTTTACGTGATGCAGCAGATCGTGCATTTGATGATGAAGTTAATAAACTAAAAGGAACTACTAGTGGCTCTCAAACCTCTGAAACCATCGAAACAACGCAAGAAGGACAAGAAGCACCACCAGCCGGAGCATTAAGCAAAGGTAAACGTGGTCGGCCACCTGTTCAGCAACGCCACGTAGTTACAGAAAACTCCGAAGGTGGGTTTGACCACGTTACAGATGGTGAAGTAACTGCAACGTACGCAAATAAAAAGCAAGCTATTGCGGCTGTTAATCTGGCAAGGTCTAAAGATAAAGGCGATGCTGCACTAATTGCTAAGAATCAAGAAAAACTAGATGCAGCACTTAAGTCTACGGGGCGAGGCCGACCACCTAAAGCTCCGTCAAAAGACGGTGTTGAAGAACTGAGCCGAGAAGACAAAGTAGAGCTTGACGCTTTGGAGTCGGCGCTTGAAACGTACAACTCACCCGTAGGAAAAGACAGTGTAGCTAATGCAGCAATGTATATTAGCGAAGTTGCAAATGATCCTACCGCGCCAAAGGTGGTACGTGAACGTGCCAAGCAGATGCTTGAGGAAGATATTGACCCCAAGGACATCCCTAAAAAGCTACGTTCTTCTGAAGCAAAAGTAGCTAAAGCCGACAAAGGATTCAGCGGGCTAACTAACGGCTCACAAGCGATTGCGCACATTATTAAGACTGGTAATTTGTTCCAGCGTTTTGTGGCTCAACGCATCCGTAACTTTGTAGTCAACGTTAAGTTTGTGGTTGTTGAGAAGGGCGATCCAGTACCGGCTCAGCTAAGCGGTGCGCGTGGTTTGTTTGTTTATACACCCGGATCTAAAGAACGTACCATATACGTGCGTGGTAGTAGCTTCGGAGACCAACAAGGTATAAACGTTATAACAGTGTTGCACGAATTGCTGCACGCAGCGACGGCTAGTCGTATTGACGCAGGTCTATTCAAAGGGTTTAAGAACGCTAGCTTGCAGAAGTTTATGCGTGAGATGGAAAGCCTGATGAAGCGTACGCAAGAAGCGTATGAAGAAGGCGTGCTGTTTGGCGAGCTATCTCCAGAAGTGCAAGAAATGATTGAAGGCACTACTGACCGCGACAGAACGGGCAAAGTATCTATTGGTGTGTTCTCCGACCCCCATGAGTTCTTAGCTTATGGCATGTCTAGCCCTCAGTTCCAGAAGTTCTTGATGAGCGTGCAGGGTAAGCGCGGCACAGGTTTCTCTGGATTTGTTGACAGTATCCGTGATCTGTTTGGTGTTAAACAAGGTGACGCTACTGCGTTTACCGATCTGGTCGACATTACCGACAAGATGCTTGGCACAAGGTTAACCCCAGTTGATACAAAAGGTGGCGCACTCCAACAGAAGGGTAAGTTCACTCCCCCTGAGTTTGACGAAGAAGCCGACCTCAAAGCAAAACGTACTGCGCTTCAGTTGGCTAGAGAAGTAAGGATCGCAAAAGAAAAAGTGCGTCTGTCTCGTGAAGGCGAAGAAGCTAAGAACGTTGGGTTCATGCAGAATTTGCGTGACCCTAAAGCAGTGCGCCAAATTTTAGCTAACGTAACTAGTGATCTAGGGTACGCCAAACTGCAGGCTACAGTACGCCTACCTACGTTTGACTTCTTGGCTAAGTGGGCCGCTGATGCTGGCATCCCTGCATTGAATCAAGCAAACACACAACTGCAACGTATGCTGGGTATGTCTCAGCAGTTCTTAGCTGGTGCCGAGCAAGTTATTGGTTCACTTAATCGTGGTTTTAAAGAAGACCCTAATCTTAGCCGCGAGAAGTTTTCAGACTTTGTGTACGCTACTACGTTGGCAGAGGTTGACCCTTCCGATCCAAATGCACGTGAAGTAGAGGTGGAGCGCAAAGAGAAAAAAACTAAAAAGGGTGCTAAGCCTGCACCAAAAACAACTACCCTTGCCGCCGACTACAAAGCGCTTGGCCCTGTCGGTCAGCGTATGTACAAGCAGTTGCGGGACTACTACGAGTCAATCATTGAGTTGTACTCTGACCTGTTAGATGAGCAGATCAATAGCATCCCGGGCATGGCTCCGGAAGAGAAGAAAACTCTGATGGCTGTCTTGCGTAAGACTTTTGAAGCCGATGCACGGATCAAGCCCTTCTTCCCATTGGTGCGCCGTGGCGACTACTGGCTGGCAATTGGCAAAGACGACCAACGTATATTCTATTTGTTTGAAACACGTGCAGAGCGTAATGCAAAGGCCAAAGAGTTGGCTGAAAAACGTGGAGAAGACTACGAAGATGTATTGTTCCGTCAAGAGTTTGTGCAGGGTAATGACTTAAAAACATTACGCGCCGCATCACAGAACTCTAGTGAGATGCTTAAAAAAGTCTTTGAAGCAATTGATGCCAAAGACATGGGCTCCCCCTCGGCTAAAGAAGGTTTGAAAGACGCAATCTATCAAATCTATCTGACCACAATGCCAGAGCAATCATTCCGCAGGCAGTTTACGCATCGTAAAGGTCGGGCTGGTTTTAGCACAGACTTGCAGCGCAACATTGCAACTACTGCTTCTAAGCAATCCATTCAGTTGGCACGCTTGAAGTACGCACCGCTACTCCGCAGATCAATGTCGTCTGCACGCGATTCTATTACTGAGCGCGAAGAGTTGTCTCCGTTTGTGCAAGAAGCTGAGAAACGTATTGACATGGCGTTGTCTGGCGATCATGGCTCTTTGAGTGAGTCTGTTGCTGGAATTGCAAACAAGGCATCTTATTTCTGGTACTTGTCTTCTGCTGCGTCGGCTTTGATTCAGCCTTCTAGCGTATTCATTTCTGGCTTGCCCGTGCTTGCTGGTAACTACAACAACGCTACAGGCGCGGCTACTGAGCTCGCAAAGATGACCACCTTGGTCAATCAATACAGTGTGTTCCGCACTAACGTGGACGGCACAACTTCTATCACTGCGCCAAGTATTGCTAACAGCAAATCTATTCCTGAAGATGAGCGCAAGGCCGTCAGTGAAATGACAGCCCGTGGTGTGTCTGAGTCTACCTATGCCTCTTTGGTGTGGGGCTACAAGAGCATGTCCACCGAACAGTTTGAAGGTGTTGCAGGTAAAGGTAAGCGTCTTGCAAACTTGATGGTCGGCGCTCTGATGCACAACACAGAACGCTTAAGCCGTGAGGCGGTGTACCTAGCTGCGTATCGCTTGGGTAAGAAACAAGGGCTTAGCTACGACGACGCTGTTCAAAAAGCAGTTGACTCTACTAACGAAGCGCTTGGTAACTACGACATTACTAATCGCCCACGCTTTATGCAACAGGGTATCGGTAAGATCGCGTTCCAGTTTAAGACGTATCCACTGCAGATGTCTCTGCTGTTGTTAACTAACTTTAAGAAGATGCTCCCCTTCCTTAATAAAGAGGGCAAAAAAGAAGCAGCTACTAAGTTCTTTGGTATGGCAGGCACTTCTTTCCTTCTTGCTGGTGCGGCAAACATGGCTTTGTTCAGCCCTATCATGGGGCTAATGGGTTGGGCTTGGGGTCAGTTAGGGCTTGACGATGATTGGCCTGAAGAACTTAAAGGCCTTGATTTTGAGACTTGGTTCCGCACTGTGTTCTTGCCTGAAAAGTTGGGTGACGTCACGATCGGCGGCGTACCTGTAAGCGACATTGTTGACCGTGGCCCACTGAACGCAATCACTGGCTACGACATTGGTTCCCGTATTGGTTTGAATGATCTGTGGGGCCGCGATAGCAAAGAGACTAAGACTTCTCGTGAAAGCGCAATTGCATTTATGCTGGATCACTTTGGTGGCCCAACTGCAAGTTTACTGCTTGGTTTTGCCGACGCCTATGATGCTTACGCACTTGGCGATTACCAGAAGATGTTGGAGAAAATGCTCCCCGCTGCCGTACGAAATCTTGTGGTTGCTAACAAATACGCAGATGAAGGTATGAAGACCGGTCGTGGTATCGAGCTAGTCGGTAAAGATGATGTGAAGACGGGCGAGCTAATTGGTCAAGCAATCGGTTTCCGTCCTGACATTCTTGCGGCTACCCAAGGGCCAAGTTTTAAATTGACTGGTATTGAACAAAGAATTATCAACCAACGCGCTCTGTTGTTAAATAAGCTCGACTTTCAGCGCCGTCAAAACACTGATAAAGGTGACGAAAAGTTTTTTGATGTTTTGGAAAACGAAGTTACCAAGTTCAACGCTAAGTACCCATCCTACGCACTCGACGGCGACGCTATTGTTAATTCAATTGTGACGAAAGCGGAGCAGCGTTCTAGCGCACGTGCGGGTGTACCCGTTACTGTAAAAAATCTTCCAATTATTGGTGAGGCTACAGATGCTATGGAAAAACGACTGGATCTCCGAGCTGCTGAAATGAAAGCTAGGCGCGAAAAAAATCCCCAGTGATTAGCTGGGGATAAGAGGAGAGTAGCAATCAACTCAAGGATCCCATGTCAGCAACTGCAGTGGCTAACAAATTTAGTGTAGCCTAAACTCGCCACACTCGCAAACCTTTTACACCGTCTTCTATAACTACTTTCGTAACCACAGATATTTTTAACCGCCTACAGATTGTTGTGATTGTTTCCCGGGCGGCTTTCTCGTCAATGCAGAGTACAAAGAAAGAATAACCGCGCCGGAACTTAGACCAGTCAATCTGATACGTCACCGTCTCGATTTTCATCTTTAGCTACGAAGGCGTCCATCTGTAAGAACTCGGCGGAGGATGCGTCAAACTTCAGCACCCGTACTGCGGGGGATACAACCTTCATGCCCTTGGACATTCGCTTGTTCACACCCTCTACGTAAATCTTGGCGTTACCTAATTCTTTCAAGGTGGTTTTGTAGTTAATCTGCTGTTTGACGCAGAAGTCTTTAAATTGTTTGGCCGCAATGAAGAGTTCTTTGGTATCTGGCTCGTAGCGTATGAGCAGCTCCCCACGGGGCTCGAGCATGGGCATGGACTGCAGGTTGCTACGAGCATCGACTTCCCCATTTACTACTAAAGCATTATTAATGTGGGCGTTAACAAACTCACCAAGGATTGTTACGGGCGTTGAGTTCGGTGCTTGGATTTCATGTCTCATGTCACCAAGCATGCCTTTGAGCCACTCGTATACGGCCTTCATGTCGTAGTTGTGCAGTTCTAACTGAGACGCAATCAAACCACCAGCTATGTTGCAAGCCGACACGCCTGACCAGAAACGCTCCTTCTGATTAAACTGTACTTCCCTATCAAGCCGAGCCTGAATCTTACGTACCAAAGCTATTGCTTCTTCCAAGTTATTGACAAGCCATTGAATGTAAATATCACCGGCATGCCCAAAGTTCTCCCGAAGCTGATGGTCAAACATCTGCTTACCCTCTTGCACCTCAATGATGCCGTTGGGTTCAATCTTGTACTCAAGCAGACGCATGGACTCACCATCAGGCGTATTCTTTGCCACACCTAACTTCTCGTAGAAGCTGGCGTTTGCCGAGCACAAAGTCATACCTTGCCAGCTAGTGTTGTTAACACGCAACGTGTTAGTCTGCCCATTCATTTTGTTTTTGCCTCGGCCTTGGCTGATGCTGTACGCCAAGTCAGAGAACTCCATACCACTCAGGTTGGTAATTTCGTCAATCGTATTAGGCAGGTTGTTCATTACGCCAAGCTGGTGCATCTTTGCATTGAACGTATCCTTGTACATGGAGGTCAACCCTTTGGGTTCACCATACACACTGTTGCACATAAACAACGCAGTCGACTTACCTGAACCGGACTCAGGGTGAATCACGTTAATGATCGCACCTTCAAGACCTGTAAATTTCAACAGTGGTGAGCCGAATGCCGTGAGTGCGGCAAACGCATGGGGTTCAAGCCCCGGTCTAGCGTACATGTTGAACGCTTCTTTCCACTTCTCCATCGTGCCTTTGGTAATTAACTTTCCGGCAATATCTTTTGTAACGCTTGACGGCGGGCTATAAAACACTCCGTCTTTTGTGATTTCACGATCGCCAAGGATGAACTTGCTGTTCCCCTCTACCCAACCAAACTGAGTTCTCATGGTCTCTGCCTTTTTAATGTATTGCAAATTTTTTATAAAGAAAACAACATACCTTGCAAGCAATTCGTACTGTGCTTTGTGGGCTACAACGCCGTTGTGTGCCAACTGTTTGCGCAACTCATCGGGTGACGAGATACCCATCGTAGGGATACTGAACTCTCGAACACCGTCATGCGGTAGGTGCAAACGAAACAAAGCTATCTCGCCAAGCTCAGGGTCACGCATGCGCTTGACCACGTACAAGTCATGCTCGTACACAAGTTTTGGCTCGGCTTCGTCATCCTCGCTCTCAGGGCGAATGTAGACACCACCCTTCTTCCCACGAAAGAACGGAAATGGGTACTCTGGTATGTGCTGTATCTCAACCTCACCGTCTTCATCTTCAACGGCATATTCGTTATCTTCTGCTTCGGCTTGTTCAATCTCAACACCGAGCATGATGGGCGATTTAATTTTGCCTCTATGGATGCAACCCTCGCAACCTTGCGGATTGAGTTTTGCAAATGTCGCACAGTGATGTGGGCCACCTTTGCTACGTAGGTTGTTAACTTTATTGTCAACTTCTACGGCATCGTAACCCTCATGCTGATTCGACAGTTTATGTGCGGCCTTGTCTCCATCTACGCAGAAAGCTGCAATAGAAAGAGCGGAGCGCCACAGTGGTTCTTCAATGTCGTTTTGGTTTTCAAAGCAGTGGTTAAGTTGGGCGCACCCACCTTCACCCTTCATCATGATCGTCTTAAACCGTTTGACCTTGTTACCCATGAGTGCTTCCATCATCGGGCTCATTGAGCGCGGAATGAAATCAGGTACATCGTCCTTTGGTTCAGGCGCACCAAGCAAGTCTTTAACTTCTTGGTATGTCATGCGAGGCGTCAGTTCATTTAAGACTGTTACCTCTTTGGGCTCTTCCTGTTTGAAATTGAATGTGCCGGGGATGCGCAGAATACGTGAAGCCTCAAAAACTGAGGAGTCCACAATCAACCCTTGCTCAACGCACAACTCACGAAGCCGATTGGCTAGTGGCTCCCACTCTCGGCGAGTCACTGTTTCTTCTAGTAGCCAGTACGCATGTATGCCGTAACCAGAACTTACTAGTATTGGCTTTGGTAAGCCGACCGCAATGCAGAACTTCTTGAACTCGTCGAGTCCCGTTTGCTGATCGAGATAGCCTTTGATAATGCCTTTTTTGTCGGGTACACCTTTGGTTGGGCCACAGTCAATGTCCATCCACAGAGCACGGAAGTATTTAGCATTTTCATGGGTGCGGTTGTTTAACGATCCGTACTTGGCGCATCCAAAGAATACGTCAATTTTGCGTTTAACAAACTGCTGCGCTAGCTCTTCAACCTCTTCCTTAGTATCTACAAAATTTTGGTCAGGATACTTACCAATCCCCATCACACAGTAGCGCCCTTCCGGTGGCAATACCGTATTTAGTAGATCGAAAGATGACATGTTTTACTTTATTTGGATGGTGGCTTGGGTATGGTTTATGTAATCGCTAATGGCTTCATCGTAGCTATGGTAGGGGACAGAATCCCCCTTGAACCAATTGTAGATAGTCATCCGAGTCACCCCGAAGAACCCTGCAACTTCGCTAACGCTGATGTTTGCGCGGATACAAACACGACCCAAGGCCACACCCAAAGACTTAATGCTTGCCTTTTTATTTGCGTACACCAAGCTTTGGCTGTAACCATAGGGCATATTAATCCTCGTCACTCCAAGCCTTCACCACAGAGTCAAGGTCTTTCTTAACTGTGGGTTTAGGGTCAGCTTTCTTTTCGCGCTTAGTCGGCTCCTCGATTGGGGATTCAACTTTAGGCGCGGCGGCTTTAGGGGCTGGTGCTTCTAGCTTAGCTTGCTTGCCCGCCATGTCAGCTTGGTATGGTGTCATAACTACCATCTTCAGCACGTCAGGCTTCTTAGCTACTTCGCTAGTCACAGCGTACTCACCTTTATTGATGAAGCGCGTAGGCGTAAACAACACTGATTGATTGTCGTTCTCTTCATTGAAGCTGATCTGCGTAAGAACGTAGTCCAAGCTCTTGCCGTTGTTGGCTAAGTACTTAGAGTAGTTTTCAAATGTGTGCGCATTCTCACCATGTCCGTCGCCGAACAAAGACTTGGATGCCAAGTTCATTTGATACACTTCGCCCTCAAGTGAAGTACCAAAGTCTTCTTCCAACACGAGCGCAATGCGACGTGAGTAGCGGCAAGCTTTGGAGTTGCCCATACCTGAACCCTTGGTGTTTTGGGTGCAGTTATCGCAACGCTCAGCTTGTTTGTTCGATGAACCTTCATCAGGCGTACGACCATCATTAGAGAAGCAGTCGGGCGCAGTCGGCTCGGCATCGGGGCTCCATGCTTTTGCATAGAAGATACGACCTACGGCAGGGGAAGCGTTAACAATGATGGCGTTCAAGTTACCCTTGACCTTGCCCATCTCTTCACCGCCGACCGTCTTACGGAAGATTCCGTTTTTAGGCACGATGCGTTTAACGCCGGACTTGCCAGCAAGTTGTTTTGTAAGCTCGCTAACACCTGCGGTTTGCAGGAAGTCGGGGAGGTCTTGGTTGAGAATAGTGAGATCACTCATTTCATTTTTCCTTAGAACGTCTAACAACCACGGTATAAGCATTCTCCACATTGAGGCCAAGTGGTAGAACTGTGGGATTCTCAGATAAAAACTCCTTCATGTTTGTTTGATGAAGTCTCTTCTCTAACAGGCCAAATGCACCATGCTCCTCTATGAAGTCGTACATTGAATCCCAATCGTTCGTCCAGTACCGTGACTTTACCGAGCGAATGATTGTGCCGTGTGGGGTGCGAATGCTATCAGCATTCATCTCTTTACA